TTGCAGTGCCGCTGTATTGGCGGCTCCTGATGCGTTGTAATTTTGAAGGGCACCGACACTTGTTGCAGTACCAACCGCACCGGGTTCATAACTCTGTTCATAATACCGCTGACACATCGCCAGCTCGTCGCTAAATGGGCGGTGGTCGAATTCCGTTGCGAATGAGCCGACTTCTAACTGAACACCGGTGATGGCGAAAATGTTGCCGACGGTGTCGAGGCAGTTGACTTGGTTGGAAGTGGCGAGGAAATTGCCGGTCTGCCATGCGCCTGCGGTGGTTTGGAAGGTGGTGCCTGCGGCGAGTGCCCACGACGCAATCAGACCAGTTCCGTTAGTCCAGTCCCAGGTACCTGCGGTGATAAGTCCGCTCGGAAGGGAGATAGATTTTTGTTCCCACGTATTTGTCGCGCTTATGGTGTACTCGACAACGTAACTGCGGTTAGTGCCGCTGTTTCGAAATGCTACGCAATGCGTACCTGTCTTGCTGCTACGAACCCAGAATGAAACCGTAAATGTTTTGCCAATTAGGTCTCTGGCATTAAATCCCTCAATGCGTTGCTGAATGGCTAAAGCGTCACCAGCAGCAATACTTGTGTCTGCCGTGGTAACTGCGTAGCGATAACTGTATTGGAATTCATTGTTACTGGGCGCGTCCGCTTGCTGAGTCACCGTGGCAACAGCGGACGAGGTGTTGGTTAGCTCCCACCTGTCAAGCGTGTATGCAGACGCCGCCGCAAAACTCGTCCCCCGCTGGGCAATGTCCATCTTGCCGTTGATGATCTTATTTTTTAGCCCAGACGCAATTCTCGGTGGCATTTCTTCGACAAGCGCCTGCGATGTCGATAGCAACGTCACCCGGCTGCGATGGTTGGCCGGAATATCACCAGCCCCGATGTTGACGTAACTACCACTAGCCGCCTGGCGCACCAGCGTAGGCGGTGAAGCCACGCCACTGACCTGGAGTGTCGGATTCGCACCGCTGGCGGCATGGAATGTTACCCAAAACGTCTGACCCGCTGCGTAGGATGTAATAGCCTGCGCCGGGGCGAGCGTGTATGCAGTGCTGGTGCCTGCGGTCGTGGCACTGTTGGCAGTCTGAGCGAGTACGTTCGCCGGGGTTGTCCAGACTGACGGGATTGCAACATCGGGTGTACCACCGATGACGCCGCGCAACTGCTGCAAGTCATTGGTGATCTTGCTAATGTCTGCGGCTGGCGTTGTCGTTGCCGGGTTGATTGTCGAGGATTGCCAGGCCATGCTTAGAACCTTTCTCCGTAACCGAACACGTCCACATCGACGGTTCCGGCTTTGGCGCTACCAGCGCCGTCAAATACATTGACTGTTACTTGTGAATTGCTTTTTCCAGTGACAGTAAAGCGATCACCGCTAGTCGCTGATTGTAATGTGACCTGCACGGTCTGGACACCGACGAAGGCCGGTGAAAATGTCAATGTCGCGCCAGCAATAGGAATTGAGACATTGCCGAAATGCAGTACCCGGTCGGGCACATCAATGCGCACGATCAGGCTGGTCAGGTACGGGATGATCACCAAGTCGTCAGTTGCCAGAGTAGCGCGAATACGGACGTACCGGAACGTATAAGCGCCCGGTGTGAACTGCTGCCATGCGCTCCAGGTGATGTTATCGTTGCTGGTACTGATATCGAAAGACGCCGAAATACCGCTAATCCTGCCCTGCCAAAACCATTCTGGAGCTGAATAGTAGCTCCACGGCTCGGTGAAGTCATTCCACACGCCTACCTGCTGGATCGTCTGGACTATATTTTCAAGATGCACGGTCGAGGTGGCAACGAAGCCAATATCAATAGGCTGCGTCGTATAGGTGCCTGAGCTGACCGGATCGAGGAACATCCACGCACTGGTGTAGCTGTTCCACGGCTGTGTGTAGGCACTCCAAGGCTGCGTGCCGTTAATGACGACACCGCCGGGGGTGGCATAGGCGTTGTTGGTCGTTCCGTTCCAGCCGTTTGTTGTCTCATCCGAAGCCAGGACAACGTTGATGCCGCTAATGTCTGGCACACTGACTAGCGACTCTGCCGCGCTAAAGTTGCCGGATGTGTCAACCGCCTTGATCATGAACGTACCACCGCGCGGCGCAGACCATGAGAAAGCGTTGCTCGATGTCGAACCGATGGGGATGCCGGTATTCCAGCTCAGGCCTTGGCGCAGTTCGTAGTGGTCAAAGTCCACATCACCGACAGGACGCCAAGTGAAATTCAGAATGGTGCCGTTCCTTGCCACCACGAAATTCTGAACATTCTCAGGTGGTGATGTTTTGCCTACTACCTGATAAGTGGCGGTAGCTGCATTGGTGCTTCGCTTACCGATTGCATTGATCGCCACCACGCGAACCGTGTAAAGCCCCTCGGTCACATCTACATCGACGCTCGGCGTGGTAGAAATAATCTCAGGCTCAGAATTGCCGCCTTGGCGCTGCAATACAACAGCGTAGGACGTGGCAGTGACTACCGGGCTCCATGACACGGACATGCGCACCAGCACCCCGGAGCTCGACCGGTACAGGCTATCCGTGACGGTCAGGTTTTCCGGTGTTGCCGGGGTTGCCGTCAGAATGCTGATGCTTCGCTGCTCCAGCGCAAAGCCGTTCTCAATGGCGCCGTACTTGCTCGGCTCATGCGCCAGCGCGGTGACTTCGAACTCGTTGCGATCATTCTCAACAACGGCGATGACCCGGAATGTCTGCGGATTCACCGCCGTGCTGGTCAGCATCCATACGCTGCTCACGGCTGGAGCTTCCGAAAGCGCAGGGGATAGGCTCAACGTGCTCAGCGTGCCGCCAGAATGCGACACGGTGGTTTCCATGACGGTGCCATCAGCCTTGAGTGCCGATAGCGTGTACGACTGCCCGGCCACCAGCGTTATCGGCGAGTCGATCTGCACCGAGCTGGTGGTGGCTGATACGATCCGGCCACCGTACCGGAGCCCTGCGCGTGCTGGATCGGCGACTTTGATGATCTGGCCGGGACGGCAAATCATGCCCTCGATGCCGGTCTTAAACGTGACGGTCTCTGTCTCTAGCCGTTCGCTGAAAAGTAGCCAGCGCCCAGCCCGGTGTGCTTGTCCACGACTGGTGCAGCCTATTGCAGCGATATTTGTAGTGATCACACCATACCTGGCGATGCCTTCCGCATCCTCGACGTATTCGACTTTCTGGCGGTACATATCGGCTGGATCATTCCACGCCACCAGTGCAACCGTGTGCCGCGCCTTCGCTGAGCTGCCAGAATACGTGAATACGCCATCGATGACGTTGGCGGCTGTGTACAGATAGGCCGCCGTTGCCGGCGAATCCTGCACGGCTGTGATGCTGCCCGATGACCAGAAAGCCATACCCCGGAATATCGAGGCCATGTCCTGAATGACTTGGTACGCTTCCTGCTGGCTTTGCAGGTACAGATTGCAGGTGAACCGTGGTTCTTGGCTGCCAAAACCGTTGGGCACCATCTGGTCGCAGTACCGGCCAATGGCGTAAAGCGCCCACTTATCAACCTGGGTGGTGTTGATGAATGCGCCCAAGCCGTAGCGCTCAGTCGTCAGTAGATCGTACAGACACCAGGCCGGATTATCCGTCCAGGCTGTTTTGAATGTGCCGTCCCAGCTTCCAGTGTATGCCCGTGTGAGCGGGTTGTAGTTGACTGGCACCCTGACTTTCAGGCCGCGAATATCGTAGGCGCGCCTAGGAATGCTGTTGAACTGACTGGCATCGCATTGCAACCCAATAAGTGCGCTGTTCGGATAGCGCAGCTTCGTGTCGATGACCTCGGTGGCCGCATCCCAAAATGTCTTATTCTGGAGTGTCTGGCTGGTGCTGTCATCGGTCAGTCGCACCACACGTACATCCCACGGACCTGTACCGCTGACCGGAATGGTGTAGGTGCGCTGGTATCGGCTGGTGGTTTTGCCGCTGATGGGGTCAAAATTGGCTAAGATGACCGCTTCCGCCGAAGTCATCTGCACAGATCCGGTATTGGCTCCGCTGGTGACGGTGGCGCGCAGCTCGATGTTTTGCTGGCTAGATAGCGATGGCGTTTCGTAGGTGACGGTAGTCGAATTGCTGAATATACTATTTGCCCAAGCGCCGCCCTCGACTGTCTCTGATATTGTCGTCCAGGCACCGCCATTCAAACGATATTCAGCCCTGACGGTAGGCCAGACGTTCCTTAGGGAAGGATTATAGTCACTGTTCGGGTCATTAAAATATTCGACGCCAGCCGTGACGGTAAGATTTGCGCGCAGCTTAAACGCTGTTGCTGCTGCCGTATTGCCCGAAACGGATGCTGCAACGGTTTGCTGGCTAAGCGTTTGACTAACAAAGCCGCCGCCATTGCTCTGCACATCAATTCTGATCGACACCGATGTGCCCGATGTGTCGCCATTGCTGGGGTTTTGGGACACCAGACCGGGGAAGCCAAGCGTGACCCGGACATAATTGATGTTCGGATTAGTAAACTGGCGCGTCACCGATGTGTTCTTGAGCACCTCCACACCCACCGATGTGGTATTTTCTACGGCTGAGAAGCCCGGAATGTACCCTTGGCTCTGCGTGCCGTTGCGTGTTGACCACGTTGCACCAGTGAAGTTGTAGCTGCCGTCTCTGTTTTGGAGTGGCGTATCGTCCAGGTAGATCGACTTTGCGCCATCGACCAGACCCTCGATCTCGCCTTCACTGATAAGATCGAGCACTTTAGCGAATGCTTTGCTTCTCAGGCTATCTGGCGCTTCCTGAGCGACGCGACCGCTTCCACCGCCACCTTTACCGCCTCCACCTCCAGAGCCGATGATGCTCATACGGGTATATCCTGTGTAGTGATGCCTGCGCTGATAACGGCGCTGCCGACAATCAAGCGGCCATAGCAAATGGGCACCGGTTGGCCTTGCGCGGTGGTGTTAATTGCCCCGTTGAATACATAGCTCGGTTTATTTTCTGGGCGCTCGCCCGGCTCGTTGACTTTGGGCGCAGGGCTTAGCATCTGAGCAATACCGCCAAGAACAAGCGATATACCTATGCCGCCAATGACCGACCCCACTGTAGCCGTGCCGAACAGGCTGATGCCAGCAATACTTGGCGGCATCAATACGGCAGCAACCACCAGGGCAAATCCGATCAATATTTGACCCAAACCCCTACCGCCAGACCCGGCAATGGCTGGAGCAATGCGGATAATATCCTTTGATCCGGCTGGGTTGTGTATCTCTTCAACATCAGCCAACCGGCTCGATCCAACCCAAACCTTGTAAGCGGCTGAATCCTGAACGAATTCCCGCTCAAAATCCTTGTAATTCGCCATCAGGGCGCGCAGGGCTTCGCCGACTGTTTCCACGGCCAGGTGATGAACCCGTCCGAAGCGTTCGCCCAGCTTGCCGTACAGTCTAATCTCTCGCAGCATATCGCAATACCATCGCAGTGTTTTTCCGGTAATACTCGCCATATACATCTTTGCTCGATAATCTGCCGTGTATATGATGCAAAATCATATCGCCATCGAGCCAGATCGCGGCATGGTTAGGCACTGGCGATGCTATCTGCATCAGCAAAGCATCACCGTGACGTGGTGATTCTACCTGCTGGAAGCCGACTTTGGCGAAGTTGTCGATGTATAAATTCTCACCCCGCAGCCACCAGTTATCATTTCGCTCAAAATCTGGCAGGTATATGCTGAACATTTCGGCGTAGGCGTCTTTGACCAGTGAATAGCAATCCAACACGCCATGCTGCCATTGGCGGCCTACTAGCGGGGCGCGGTATCCGGTAGGCGTAAATCGGCACCAGTTATCAGCCGGGGTGGCGTAGATGTACCAAGCCAAGCCGGTTTTCTCGCACGACACCAAGTCAGCTTCGCTCGGCTCTGCCCCGATGCCGCAATGGCTATGCCAGACCGCGACAATCTCGCCAGCGTCTTCGGCTGCTGCGTAGTCGTCAGGCTTGAGCACGAAATGGTCATCGCCGATGGCTATATTCTGGCAAGGAAAAAACCGTTCGCGGCCTTTTACGATGACAATCAGGCCGCAAGCCTCTCTAGGATATTCGCTTTTTGCATAATCTTCGGCTTCTTGCTTCCAGTCCATGCGGGCTACCTGACAAGACCGGCTGCTGGAAATGAGCCGAACGGCAATTCGGCAAACTGCCCGAATCGAGCCTTGCAACTGCTCAGGCGCTTGCCGCACACGTCTTGCGAGAGACTGGGCACGGATTGATCGTTGACGTTGAAATATGCAGTGCCAGTGTAGCCACACTCACCGCCGCGATACCGCCATTGGCAAACATTCTGCACAATGAACCGGCGCGGAAGCCTCACGCCAGACACATCGAATGCAGATGCCAGCTCGAATTCGATGAGAATTTTGTTTTCAGTCGATTTTCTGTCGATGAAATAGACATCATCAGGAAGTTCGGCTGCTGGATCGGCTGTCGGATTCGTTGCGCCAGTGAAGTTGACCGCATCGAGGTACTTGAGCAGCGTGCGCTTGCGCGTCAGCTTGCAGCCAATCAAGTCCTGATAAGTGCGCACCAGCGCGCCCAGAATGCCGGTCACGTTCGCTACGCGCAGTGTCGGCCTGGGCAATTGCCCCTTGCCGTTAAATTCGAAGCCGGATGCTTCAATCGGGAAAGCTGTATAGGTATTGCCCTGCCATACGACATTCGCGCCAAGTGCGTTATTGCCGTTGTGGAATCGCAACAAATCGCCACCCACCGATGTGCAGTCCAGCACAAACAACTCGACAATGCTATTCGGCTGGAGTTGCTGGAGGTCTTGCTGGATGGGCATTATTCAAATACCTCATCGAAAATCGCGGTCAGGTTGTTGATACCGAACCTTACCACCTGGTGCTGCCATTCCGAGCATACCCACTTGCCAGTCGCGCCGTAGGGTGGAACCCAGTCAAATGATGAAATGCCGTTTTGAGCCTCCAGAAACGACACAATAGACGCTATCTCTGCGTTAGTTCTGCTATTGAATGAGAGTGACCACTTACGTTTACGGATATTGATGCCGTCGCCTACGCGCTGGCTGTAACCGTCGCCAAACTTCGATTCAAGCACCCTGGGCTTGACCGATAACTGAGCGCCATTATCGGCTGCGAAAGTGAATGTCGGCATAGATTATGCTGCTGCGAGCAGACCCCCTGGGCGTTTCTGGTTGATAATTTCTTGGCGCACAGCTGCGCCAATCGCTGCACCAAGCCTGCCGAATGTGCCCTGATCGTTGCTGTCCGTCTGGCCGGTCTGGGCGTTGACGACCACGTTCACGTTGACTGGCGCGCCACCAGAGCCGCCATTCATGGTGACCGGTATCGAGCGCCCGTCAGGCAGTGGAACGTAAGCCTCGGGCATCCGGCCTTCACCGAACAATGCAAGCTGTGGGCTGTTGGCGATACCGCCAGAGCTGTAGGCCTTGAGCGGCATGGAACCGCTGCTAGTCATGACGCCACCGTTCGCAAAGCCGAAAAAGCCTTTGATAGAGCCGAAGATGTTCCCAGACCCGCCAAATCCGCCTTTGATCGACTCGAACAACGGTTTCATAACCTGCATCTGAATCACCAGTCGCGCCAAGTCTTTGAGCACACTGGTGATCAGGTCTTTGAAACTGGCTTTGCCACCGAAAACAAAATCAACAAATGTATTGGTGGCTTCTTCGCCGAACCGGCGAATGGCAGACTCCAGCTCTGAAAAGGTGTCTTTCCCGGTCTCTTTCAGCCTGCCCAGCTCGTCAATCTTCTCGCGCACCTTGTTTTCAGCACTTGCTGCCTGCTCTGGGCTGAGCAAGCCCCGATCTTCCAAGTCTCGGATTTCCCAAAGCTCGCGGCGATATTTCTCAACCGGGTCGATCAGGTCTATCCATTTCTGACGCGTAGCATCGAGCCTACGCTCACGGGCTTCGGCGTCTGACGCTTCCTGCCTGGCTGTTTTTTCGCGCAAGGAAGCGGCTTCTCTTTCCTGTTCGTGCGCGGTTTTTTTCTGGTCAAGTTCCTTCGCCAGTCGTACTAGCTCGTCGCGTTGCTGCTTGGATAGCTCTTTGTAGCGCCCAAGCTGGATCATTTTCAGCAATTCTTCGGCTGCGCTCAGTTCGCCCACCTTCGCGATCTGGTCTTCATAGCTTGTCTTGAGCCGATCAAATTCACTGATTGTCTTGCGGCGTTCTTCGCCTGACTTTTTCTCGGCCTCGATGGCTTTCTGGTTTTCGGCTGCGCGGCTTGATGTGATCGACACCGAGCGGTTTTCCAGGCGTATAACCTCGTTAAGGTTGTCGATCTGGTCTTTCAGATTCTGAATTTTTTCGTTGTGATTTCGTTTTAACCGCTCAGAATATGTTTTTGTCAATTGCCCCTGCGCCGGTGATTCTAGTCGAGCCAGCTCTTCCTGAAGCGCTGCCAGTTTCTGCTGCGGCGTCTCATCGCGCCCCAGACCCATCATCGAGTTCCAGGCACCGGATGCGGCTGCTTTGACCTTGTTCCAAGCGGTTTCAATGTAGCCGAGTTGAACCGTGCGCTGCTGCAATGCTGCATCGAGCATCTTGGCTGCTTCGGCCATGGCCTTTTCTTTCTGGCCTTGATCTTCTAGGCTTCGCAGGTAACGGTACTGCGCAGCATCGAGGAAGTTGTAGCTCTTGTTTGCTTCGGCTGCCCAATTCGCCACGCCTCTCGACATGCCGCTGAATACCTTCAAGATTTCCTCTGACGACTGCCCACTTAGCTTTTGGAGCCGCGCCATAGCGTTCGTCACGGCGTCAATGGATTGTGGCCCGAATTGCCCCGAACCAACCGCCGACATCATGAGCTCTCTGGCCGCGCCTATAGTCGAACCACTCGCGGCTTGAATGCGTTTTGCTGCGCTGTCGAATTGATCGGCAGTAATCCCAGCGTAGTTGCCGGTCAGGGCTATAGCGCGCTGGAGCGCAATGCTTTCCTGATAGCCTTGAATTGCCGCAAATGAAAATGCCCCGACTGCTGCCGCCAGGCCACCGAAGGCAACGGCTGCGGGTGTTATCAGCGAACCGATGCCGCGCAGGGCGTTGCCGACGCCACCGAACTGGTCTTTGATCTGACCGCCCTGCTGCAACAGGATCATGAACGGCGACTGACCACCAGCAAGCTGTGTGGCTATGTCGGTAAACTGCGCTGGCAGTGTGCGCATGGCCGACTTGATCTGCCCGGCGCTGACATCGCCGTTCTTGCCGACATTCTGGAGGGAGGTATTCAGCCGGTCGAGCTGTGCCTGCCCATCGACCGAAGCGCTGATCTTGAAGGCCGCGCCGACATTAAGCGCCATTCTCGCGCCCTTCTGCCATTATGCGTAGCGCTGCGGTTTCCATCGCTTGCAGGTCGTCAAACCAGCCTTTGGGCAGCGTTAATGCCAGCATGGCAATAACCGCCTGTACGCCAGCGTAGTCCAGGCCGGTGATGCCGTTGACGCCCGACCGCCACTGCGTCTGAATACGCATGAACAGGTTTAGCATTTCAACGTTATCCGGCCAGACTTCAAACATTTCCGCATCCTCGACTGCTTGTATAAATTCAGGCGGCGGCGCCCCCAGTGTTGCAAAATCCTGCTCTAGCTCTGACGTACTGCCGCTGCGGAACAGGTGCGCAACGGCATCCGTCAGTTTTTTCTTCGCGCTACCTCGCCGGTGGCTTCCTTGTAGGCGTTCAGGATCGCAATTCCGGCTGTGGGTATGTCCAGCACCATCTTGAGCGCGGACTCGCTGAACGGTATTTCGCCTTTGTCATCAACCACACCAGACCAGCCCTTGACCAGATCGCGGAAAGCGTCGAATTCGGTCAGCTCGCCGGTTGCAATCTTCGCCACCATCAGCTCGACATCGCTGGTGCTCTTGCGAGCAAACTCGACATCGAACGTGTGCGAATCGTGACGGCCACCATCGACCGGAATCATGATCTTGACAGGCCACCGGAAGGTGGCCGACTGAGCAATTTTAAGCGCCATCGAATAGTCCTTAGTAAACGGCTATCGCCAGCTCGTCGTTGCCGACTGTGCTAGGCACGAATTGCAGACCCATCTGCAACATCTGGATACCGTCCTGCTCATTATAGGCTGGTTTCGTGAGCTGCACACGCGGCGAGCTTAAAACGACACGCTGGCCGGATGTTGCGGTGCCGTGGATAATCTGCATCGCGCCAAGCGTTGCGTTCTGGGTGAGCGTCCACCAGTTGCGGAATGCAACGGTCTCGGCTTCGATAGTGACCTGGCCTTGAGGCTCGCGGTCTGTGACCAGCACGGATTCTGCGCCGTTCACCAGCGTACGGTGAACAGTGCTCACCTGGGCATCAATCGACAGCTCGGACAGCACTGCTGCCGTGCCGTGCAAGCGGAATGCCGTGGTATTCGTGTTCGTTACGGGAACTGGCGTCTGGAATGCGGTATAGGTAGGCGCGGGCGCTGCGGTATCAGTCACAGCGTTATAAATGCCGGTGAAGCTGAATTTTAGAACCGGGATCTGCTTGACGGTCAGGGTGGCTTGAACACTGCCACGGCATCCGGTCAGGCGGTGCAGCACGCCGTCCACGTTGAAATAGATCGTCACGGATTCGAAGCTGCCGCTGACCGGGCGATAAACCGCGTTCGGGTCAATGCTGTACTGGCTGGTTGCATCCGGGTTGGTTGTCCATGCGGTTGCAACGGTGGCGGTGCGGGTCGAGCCGACATAACCGACGATAATGCCGGTCTGGCCGCTACCGGTGCCACCAGTGATACGCACCGGCATGCCGTTGAAAAACCCATCGACCGATGATGCGCCAGTAGCCAGCACGATTGTGGTGGCCGTGCTGCCTGCCTGCGCGGTTCCAGTCACGGCGGTGGCTGTCAGCGTCTGCGAGAATGCGCAGGCGCGCATCAGCGAACCCCAGCCAGGCGCTTGGCCTGCCGTAGCTACGCCAGCGATCTCGACTTCGAAGTCCACCATGGCGCGAATGCCAGCGGGTAGCTGCTCAGAGCGTCCGATGTAGGGTCTTACCAGGTCGCGATCCACCAGATCGGCTTCCTGGGGGGTGACGCTCATATTGCGAACTAGGATAGCGTCTGCCGCACCAGTAGGGTTCGGGTCGGTGCCGTAGGTGGTTTCAATTCTTGCGAGCAATACTCGCTTGCGTGCTAACAATGGCATTTATTACTCCTTATCGGCCTTTGCGGCCTCGCTGTCTGAATTAACCGGCTCGGGCGCAGTATCGCGGAGCGCGTCTTCGGTGCGCTCCAAGAGTTTCAGCATTCCCGTTTTTGGGTCAGTGACATAACTGCCGCCCTGACCCATGTTTTGATCTGTCTTAGTGTTCATAGTGCTAGGTTCCCGCGTTGATGCCTGTACCAGACAATATAGCGCATGGTCAGCCAGCCAGCCGTAAGATCGGCTTCGTCAAAATCCCAACTGGCTGCGCCTTCTTCAATATCAATCGCCAGACCACCAAGGGTTGGCGAAGCCATGATTTTACTGTGTACCGAGTCTGCGGTCGCATCCGCCAATTGATCGGGTATTGCGCCCCTGGTGTAGATGCCCACCGTTACGGTCAGTTTCTTTTCCGTGATCCCGACGATGTCGGTCTGCGGTTCGTCGGATTCAGGCCGGATCACCAGAGCAGGCGCTTCGTCGCGCTCCAGTGCGTCTTCACGGCTTCGGAATATCCGAGTACCTACGCCAGTCGTTCCCGCTAGGGCGGTAACAATGGCTGAAACTATTTGCTCGCGCTTGCTCATGACTTGGACAGCGAGAGCGATTTAATGGCACCGTCATCGAGTAGCTTTACCTCGCGCACGGCGTATGTGGTCGAAGCAATTACAACAGTGTCCCCGCGCTTGATGCCCGGAAACTGAGCGGAAGGTAACATCGCTTCGTATTCGATGGATTGGGCACGCCCACCAAGAACATCCTCAGTGGGCGTATCCAGTATGACGTTCGCCGTGAACGCTCCCCACGTTGCCTGGCTGGCAAACTCATCAGCATTGAAGAACGTGGAAATTACCTCGGCGAACGGCATGGATCATTCCTCCGTAGAAGCCTTTGCCTTGGCCTTGTCTTGCTTGGCTTCGGCTGCACCGGACTCGATAAGAGCGTCGGCTACTTCTTTCGGAAGATCGACCTCGGCGCCAACCTCCAAGAGTTTGGCGTCGTGCTCGACTTGGGAAATGATCACGACCTTCATTATGCCACCGCGTTCTGGATGAAGTAACCAGCGCTGGAACCAGCAATAACCGGGGTTTCCGCGCGAGTAATCGGGAAGTACCAAGTTTTGTGGTTGCGGTCATAGTAAGGTTCTTCAACCAACGGATAGCCACCCAGGTTATACGTGTAACCGAAGGTAGGTGCTCCCATGTTGGCCAGCGTATCGGTCTCGGTGTAGGCCAGAATGGCGTGGCGACCCCAGACATCAGAGAGCACACCAGCGTCAGTAGCCTGGACACCATCAGCAACGATAACCTCGCTGACGCCAAAGAACTCGGCCAGAATTGCAGGGGTTGCCACTTCACGGTTTGCGTACTTGATGTAATCACGAATCTGCGGGTGCTGGCGCAAGCGAGCAAATACAACAGGACCGAGAACCATGACGTTCGGGCGTTTGCCAGTGCTGGCGCGAATCTGCTCTTTAGCTGTTTCAACAACACCGGCTGGGTTAGAAACGCCAGAATAATCCGACCACTGCGCAGTACCGGACAGCGTAACGCGGTTGTTGGCAGGATAGTTTGCCAGCGTGGTAGCCAGGGTGGCCTGAGCGATCTCAAGGCGCAAATTCATGATGCCGATGGTCTTTCTCAGCGTCACGGTTGCCATGTCAATACTGAAACCGTTGGCACTGGCTTCGGCTTCCTGCAAGTTTTCAATAGGCAGAGAACCCTCAAGCGAGTAGTCGATCAGCGAAAAAGGGCTGCTGCCGTAGCCGACCTGCACTCGTTTGGTGGCACCACCAGGGGCGCGAACGAGGCCAGAATACTGCATGAAGTCTTCGCGACCGAAGGTGATGATGTTACCAGCGCGCTGGCCAACATTAACCACCGGGAAAAGAACCGAACCGACCAAGGTATTCTGACTGACGCCCTGAGCGATGGA